TTCCCTAAACGATTTCGCCCATCCGATCTTCGAATCTGCCACGTTAATAACTGTGTCTGTTTCATGGAATGTCTCCGCTACTTCTGGTAATTTTTGAACGTACTGCCGTTCTACACTGAACCCTACACCTGTGCCGCACATGAGTACATACATCATCTCATCGAATGCTTTTGGGTGATCAATAGGTAAATAACTACAATTGAATCCAGCTACGTTGTCACGATCTAGTGCCTCGCCTGCTGTCATCAAAGCCCTCATAGAAGGCATTACATCCATATCGTATATGGCTTTACGTACCCTTTGTTTTTCTAAGCTAGGTAAATTAGAACCCCAATAGTCAACGTATCGGTCTACTGTTTCTTCCCACGTTTCTCTACGTTTTTCTTCTGGTAGGTAACGTGCGTATCTTGATTTGTGTATGTATTGTTGGTACGCATCCATCTATTCTATTTCTCCTGTAATTCCAAGTGTTTCATTTAGTATTGCTTGTGCTGACATATGAAGCAACATGAATACTCCATCAGGGTATTGCTCGTTTGATGCTACTTCAAACACATCCCCGTCATTATACAAAACTACTACTGCTTTTATTTTCTTTTGGTTTTGTTCGTAGTCTTGAGCTTTCATTGCAAAGCTGGCGAGGAACTCATGCGTTGGTATATCTGCTGGCTTTTTGCCAAACCTACCTTCTACTACTTTCATTCATCTAGTTCCTCTATTAACCAATCAAGATATACTCTTGCCTTCTTTACATCTTCAAGGCCGTGTTTATAACGAAAGCGGTGAAGATATTTCATTACATTGCCAGCGCAATAAAACTGAAACGCTGGTCCTAGTTGTTGCTTAATATAATCAATCGCTTCTATCTGTCCCTTATTGTAATGATCTGGTTTAGTTACAGGGTCAGTGTTTTTATCTTGTGGGTGGTACAGTTTACCGTACACTGTAGTGCTTGCTTTGTCCCAATCTGAAGGACTAGCATCATTCATACTCGTCATAACTTTCCTCGTCTAGTTCAAACTTATCAATATTTTGCTCTACTTTATCTGCAAACCTTTCAATCAAATCGTATGATGTAATTGATAGGGCTTCCATTATTGTTATCTCGTCGTAGCTTTCCGCTATCTTAGTTAGTTTTTCGTCAAGAGTTAGCACCGTACTTTCTCCTTAAGTATGACATGGATACGGGCATCTCGTCAAACGATCCATTGGTTACCTCATTAAAAACCCACAAGCCTGACCAGCTACCATTTGTTTGAGGGTTTAAATATTCTTCGTCATGTTGGTAAAAGATACCAGCAAACAATGCTGTCATTCTTTTTCCTGATGCATCTCTATCGAATGCGATGTCTCTGTCCTGTACGTGTCCCATGACACAAGACATATGTTTCTTTTGGAGCAGTAGCTTTGCATTGCTAACTGCGCGGCCCATAACGCCGCTAGTGAAAAAATGGCAGTAAGCGATACCGTCCACAACCACCGGCTTAAGATACGGATAAGTTTCCCACCCCCTGAGATTAAGATCCTCATAGCTCATTAACCCCTCTAGCTTGGCGTCACTTTCTACAGCGCGTTCTATCCTGTATTCATGGTTACCTAAAGTAAATATACATCTAGGTTTCCATACTTTCTTTTTGTGTTTACGCAAACGTCTTTGCTCGTTACGTATTGTATCCATGAACATCTGCATGGCTTCGTTACCTGCCTCTATATCAGCAGAGTATCGTCTACCTTCAAATGACTTCTTACCAACGTCATACGATGATAGCGATGGCATATCCCAATGATCCCCCAAGTGTATAATTACATCTGGCTTTACGGCACAAGCATACCTAGCCGCCCATTTGATATGGTCAGTCTTATGTTCTGGCTTAACTTGTGTATCTGGTATAACCAAATGCCTAGTCATTTTGTCCATCCTTTTGGAACTGTTTCGATTGTGTACCATTTGAATCCGTGCCTGTTTGCCCATTCTTCCATTGTGAAGCGTGTACCATCTTTTCTTCTTCGTGATCCCGGCATTGGTGTCTTTGGGTTCTGGAAGAGAAATACCAACTTCTCCTTCTGTCTGAGCCTCTTTGAAACGTGGACATATTTACGCGCCTCTTCTGAAGTTCTGAATCTTCCCTTTGCTTCTATGTATATAGTGTTAGACTTTGTTTTATATATAAAGTCAGGCTCATATACTTTGGGTATCTCATATTTAATTCTGTCATCTGTGTGATAAGCACATCCAGATAACAAGTAGAATAACTCTTTCTCAAACTTAGAATGGAATTTCATCTGGAGCTATGTACCTGTCTTCAGCATCTCGTAGTAAGTAAAGAAGATTAAGACTCTCTATCAATCTGTCTCTTCCCAGTTCGTTTTCTTTGTAAACTTCAAGGCAGGTAAGGTAGGCTTCTGTTTCGTTTTCACATGGATCAATAATCTTGTCAGCTTTCTTTGGGCCAATACCGTATACGCCGGGAATATTATCTACCCTATCACCCATCAGTGCTTGCTTGTAGATCCATTTTTCTGCGTCTGATCTTATAATATTATAAGATGTCTTTTTAGTATAGTCGTAGAGCGTGGTTGGTAACTGCTTGAAGTCTTTGTCCAACGAACAAATGATACAGTCGAACTTCAACTCAGTAGCTTTCATGGCTATGGCATCATCAGCTTCCATTCCATTTACAACCTCTGCTCCCCACTGATCAACCATAAAGTCCCTGAGTAGTTCTTTGTGTACAGGTTTTCTCTTTGTATCTCTTCCTCCTTTGTATGGCTGAGTAACAGCAACCTCGTCCCTGAAGTTGCCGTTACCAGTTAGATATACCTTGTAGGTTTCGTAATGACTAGCTAAGTCGGTGACAAGTTCTGCTAGATAGTTGTCTAGCGTTTGCTTGGCAATCTCCTCAGTCTCTTCATCACAGGCAAAGCCTACGCGATAGACCAGCATATCTCCGTCTATGAGTATCACAGAGCCGCCGCTACATCCATGTTTGCGTCTTCGTCTGAATCAAACGTTACTAACTCCTTCATAGTAATTCGCTTGAGCGTGGGAGAACGACCACTCTTCTTGAGGTATTCCCATGCATAGTACCCGACAAGGCACACAGATTCAGAACCGTTACCCACAACGACTCCTTCGTTAGGATCGTCATCGTCAGATCGCGGGGTACGTCCCTTGATTGACAACTCAGATCCGTCCTCGTTAAACACGCGGAACTTGTTCTGTGATTTACAGGTGATGTAGTTTTCACGCTCATCTCCTTTGTTGTGGACCGTGAGGCCCATGTCTTCCAACGCCGTGACAGCGGCATCAGAGAGGTTGGCGAGGTCAACCGAATACTTACCAGCCAACTCATTCTTGTGAGTGAGGCAAGGCCAGAACAGTTTGCAGTTGAGTGTTACGTTTGCGGTGTTGTCGCTAGACATAAGACAAAGTCTCCTAGTTGATATTTGTACTACACTAATATTATACCATAGATTTGGTATATGTCAATGGGTTTCAGCCCAATTTTTACCAATCTTGTATTCCCCGTCAAGTGGACAATTCAAGCTCAGTAATTCCCCTGCGAAAATCATGGAGTTAACGCACGACTTCCCAATAAAATCTGCTTCATCTGGTCTACACTCTATCTGCCACTCATCGTGTACCTGTGCGACAAGCTTGAAGTCTACCCTGCCAAGCAGATCGTGCAGTATCACCACTGCTTGCTTCATTACTATAGCACCAGCACCTTGTAGCAGAGTGTTCAACGCGGCGTGTGTAGAGCGTACACGTATCTTCCTACCATCTAATCCTGTAAGGAAGCCTGACTCAGCTTCTGAAATAGTTTTCGCACGTAAGTCTGCAAGCGCAGGCGTGTTACGTAGAAATTGATTCTTTAGCTTCTTACCTGTTATAGAGCTACCGCCCACTATACTTCCTATCTTTGCATCCCCTGCACCATAAAGGAAGGCATAGATAAATGTCTTAGCACTATCTCTATTTGGTAAACCTGCGGCCTCTTGGTTGGCAGTGTGTATGTCACCTGTAAGTATTTCTTTTGTGTAACTCTCATCGTCCATGTAGTGAGCCAACATACGTAGTTCTAGTCCACTAGCATCAGCGCCAACAAGAACACGATCACTTGGTACTTTGAACAATGACCTACACTCCTTACCATACTCTGCCTTCACAGCAGGTATCTGAGCCATGTTTGGATTGGAGTGTGCCATCCTGCCGGTGACAGCACCGATGTGTCTGACTCTGCCATGTATTCTCCCGTCACTTGCAACTGCCTTAATCCACGAGTCAACATGAGATGCCCTCTTCTGGCACAACAGGTAACGTAGCACCATCTTTGCTTCTGGAACGTCTGTCTGTTTTTTAAGCGTAGACTCATCGACTTTTGGTTTTCCTGACGGAGTGAGTTCCTTCCACACAGCGCCCTTGCTAGTAAGCCGCTCTGCAACTTGTTGTCTACTACCGACATTGAATACCGTAACTTTGTCCTTGAGTCTCTTACCTGTCTTCTCACTATACCTCTCCTCCACAACGGGTGGGAAAACTTCCTGTAGATCTTTCTCAATGTTGTGCATCCTAGCTGTTAGCTGTTCGTACAGAGACACCGCACCATCACTATCGAAACAGAATCCGTTGTCTTCCTGTTGCTTACAAATAAAAGCAAGGCTATGCTCTAAGTCAACTGAGTGTTTACTAAAACCAAACAGTTGCATCTGTTGCATCAGCGCGTTGTGCAGTTTCTGTGTCACATCCACATCACGCTTGCAGTACTCCACCATCTCTGGCGACAACTCATCCCACTCACAATGGCTACCTTTTGGGAATCCTAACTTTACACCCCACGATGCAAGGCTATGCCCTCCGTCTATGTCTGGGTGAAAGAGTCTTGACAGAACTAGAGTATCGACAACTCTATCTGCTGGTATACGGATGCCCCACAGTTTACGCATAACAGGAAGATCATAACCAATAAGATTGTGTCCGCATACTTTGCCACCTTTTGCCAGTTCATCTAACAAACTCCTTCTAGATAAGTGGGTCAAGTGAGCTTCGTTCTGTCTCTTTGTAACCACGCAGTGTATCTTCGTAGGGTTCAGGCCGTCTGCCTCTATGTCTAGAAACACAGTATTCATAGTAGGCGAGATCAAGCTGTTGTCTTTTTGAAAGTTCATATCCATTCTCCCTCATCTCCCTGCTCTGCTCCTGCTCCATAATCCAACGTCCCATCCTCGACATAAGTTCCTTCCTCCAAGTCGTATAGATTAGCATAGTCTACATTACCAAACACTGCAACGTAATCCTCACTGAGGAATCGACTACACTCGTTGCACATATCAACGAACTCACCAGACCTGTCGTACTTCTTGGTTAGCTCGTATTCTGTGAGTATCTTATCACAAGCCACACATCTCATTCAAGTATCTCCGTGAGTCTACCCGTGTCCTTATTATACATCAAAGATGTGGCTGGTCCAGTAGATCCACTAAACCTGTTCTTCAACACACGGACGTTGGTAGTGTTCCGCACCATCTGGTCTTCAGCCTGTGCATTACGCTCAAGGCCCACCACAATGTCCGACAACTGAGCGATAGCAGAAGACCCACGCAGATGTCCTAGTGAAGTGTACGCACCATCTTCATGTCCTTTACCGTCTGGCCTCTTCAGGTGCGACACCACAAACATTGAGATGTACATTTCCTGACAGAACATTCTGAGCTTTGTCATTATCTCATCAATGGCTTTACGCTCATCACCGTTGTCTTGGTCTGACACCAGAATAGATATGTGATCCAGCACGATGTACTTAACACCTAGCACCTTGACTTGATACCTAAACCTAGCAAGTACGTTCTCTATCTTGTTAGATCCCCAAGTGTCCCAAAGCACTACACGATCATCAAGGTTCAGTGAGTCAAAGACTTGATCTACCTCTGACGGTGAGTAGTCACATCCCGGTAGATGTATTGGCTTGTTTATCTGTAGTCCCACCAGACCTCTTGCAGTTCTATCAGGCGTCTCTTCAAGGAATGCTAATCCAATTCTATCTGTTGTCTGTGACAAAATGGAGAAGACTAATTCACGCATGAATGTTGACTTACCTAGACCAGATCCAGCACATATCGTAACCAGTTCTGTAGGTCTGATACCGAATGTCATATCGTCTAGTCCCTTGTAAGGATAGCGTACCTCTGCCTCTTCAAGTGGATTCTTCAGTGACTCTCTCAGTGAGCCTAGCATCACCATACCATCTGGTGTGTAAGTCTTAGCGGCCCACCACCGCTTCACAAAATCTTCCTTATCAGCGTTGACTAGATAGTCACTAGCATCCTTGTGTTCACCATGCTGGAAGATGCGAGACTTACCACCAAATATATCCGCACACTCTACAGAAGCAGAGCGCCCATGATCGTCGTTGTCAAAGCAAAAGATAATATGATCGTACTGATCGAGAAACTCGTATGCCCTGCGGCAATCAGCAGAAGCACCTTGGGCGCCATTACGAACAGACACAACAGGATACTTGCCACCAAACATTTGATAGGTTGCCAAGGCATCGAACTCTCCCTCCACTACGGTTATGTATTGACCACCAGATGGAAACAAATGCTGACCATACAACCCAGCCTTTTTCCAATCACCACTGATGCTAAACTTCTTGTCCTCTGTCCTAGTCTTGCAGGCTACCAACTCACCAGATGCAGTGTGATAACCAAACAATATGTTACCTGCCCTCTGCTGTGCGGAGTATGCCGCCATTGTTGTGGCAGTTAGACCCCTGTCCTGATAGCCCCTGTATGGCTCTGTGAAGGCCGCTTTGTTGAAGCCGTGTCCTGCTACTACCCTCTCCTTAATCTCGCTCACAGCGGCTCCTGTAGTCTCTGGTGGCGTGTATGTAGCACACGCGAAACAATAACTAGATCCATCCTCATTGTAAGACAACGCATCGCTTGATCCGCAGTCTTCACATTGTTGGTGCAGTTTAACAAAACCCATTAGTGGATACTCCTGTTGTCAAATTCACGGTTGTAACGTTCCACAATAGATGCGGAATCCATCTCACTATACACCGCCCTGATTATATTTTCAACCACCTCAAGTGCTTCAATCAAGGTAAACAGGTGTAAGTCCCTCTCAACCATTTCGTCGATCATCTCTTGCTCAGTCATATATAGTTCCTGTGTATCAATAATAGTAATAATACTTAGACTACATTGTCTGTGTAGTCTATACAGATATAGGGTAACAGAACCCCCTGCAGAACGCAAGGGGTAAATTGCGGTTATTTTATAATATTATAAGATCCCCGCCCCCAGAGACTTTTTACTTATTCTTGAACCTCGCCAACCATCCGGTGTCATCGTCTTCTTTTATGTACAAATAATGATAACCCGACTTGACCAGCTTTCCTTCCTTGTTATAATAGATGAACCATGTATCTCTAGGTTTGTAATTCATGGAACGTCTCACTGCGTACTCTTCTTCTGTGACACTAGGTTTGAAATCACGTAGCCTTTTGACTTTGCGCCATATCTGCATATCGCCTTTCAATTGTCTAGTGGGTATGATATAATAAGACATCAGTCGAACACCTCGCTTAGTTTGGAGTAAACACCATCACAATAATCATTAGCACAATAATCGGAGATAACAACCATTGGCCCATCACTTGACGAACCATTGTTGTATATTAATAAGAACCATCCATTGGTATTTCCTTTCTTGTCATACCACTCCACCTGATCCATCTCAGTGTGTGATAAGTTACCTAGTATGTGAGCCTTGTTCCTTGACCCCGACACCACAAGCTCTTCACCATCCCATATTGAAACCTGACCGTCATCCTCTAACAACAGGTCCACCATCATCTGAATCACTGGCCTCTCACAAGGCGCGGCGTGTTGCGGCATCTGCGTATCAAACTGTACAACAACCATCATTTACCCCCTTTGTGGTATCGCTCTTCGACGTTTTTAACAGTGAAACTTATCTCACCAAAAGGATCAAAATTACCTAAGATAGTATACTTTCTCTCAAGACCTATGCATTTGACCCTAACAGGAAGATAAGGATAACTTTGTATATGCCTCACCAAAGCAGACTCAGCCTCATTAAGAGACAGGTAACTGTTACCCTTACTCCATTCATCAGTGCCTACCTCCGAGTCAGTCTGGTATTCTATTCTGTAAAAGTATTCTGGTATATCATCTTCGTCTATCATGGCCCATCCCCATGATCAAGGTAGTGGTAGTCAGCATTGGAAATCTCTTCCTCTATCAGGCTGAGTATGTAGTCCTGATTAAGCCAATCAGTCACATTGTAACCTGCACCATTGTTGCCGGTCTTAGTCATAACATGATCTATCTCTATTAGCTTTCCCTCTTCTTCCATGTGGATTATGTAGTGAACCTCGACAAACAGTGTCATCCACTCGCAGTCAAGCTCAACATCAAAGCATCCGTGACCGTGCATACTTGCAGTACCCATTACAACTCCCTCCAGTTTCTATTGTCATCTTCAAGGTTACGGTACAGCAAAGGCTTCTTGCCTTCCGCATAACATATAGAACTCAAACACCAGTTCCTCTTCTTTGTGTTTGGATCTACATATGTATATGATATATCAACTGCTTTCGGATGTCTAGTCCGTAGTTCCTCACCCACATCCTCTGGGTCTATGTCAAGTATTGCCGCATGGGTGTAGTCCTCAAAGTCCTGCGACAGTGCGTAGTGAACTGCTATCTTTGTCATGTCAATCTCCAACTTATAATATTATAAAATAAAAAAAGGGGCCGTTGCCGACCCCTACCATGTTACTTCTTAATGAGAGCGTAGTCGCCATCATCAGTCTTGTACATAGAGTACCGTCCCTTCAGATGATAACTAGCGGCGGCTTGCATTCGGCTTTTGTCCTTAGCCTTTACGCTCATCCACTCCCCTACCTCCATTGAATCAAAGAGGTCACGCAACTCACTTCCTCTTGTAGTTCGCGCCCTCTTGGGTGGTGGTGCTTTCATTACTTCGTACATGATTTTCTCCATTACTTTTGATGTTCGATGATGACTTCCTCACCACCGAACTGGTAGCACACAAGGCATTCAATACATCTCTGCCCTGTGCAGTTAGCGCGTCCGACATACTTCTTGGACACGTTATTGAACACGCGATGAAAACCACGAGGTGGTCTGCTCATCACGTTATCAATGCTGGGGTTGCTGTATATCAAGATCATGTTGTTTGGTACAAACTCCATGTTCTGTCTCACTACACCACACTGCTTTGTCCACAATGCAAATGTGGTGCGCGGGTTGCCATCAGCTATCTCACAATACTTGATGAAGTGTTCGTCGTTGATCAACTCACCATGACTGTGGAATCTGAAGTACGTATGGTTGATTACGGGAATGTCAATAGGTTTGTCACTAGCAAGTATGTCACTATTGCGCTGAAAAGCCTGTTGACAATTCTTCCTGTATGAGTTAAGGCTACGGTAGCTGTAGCAGTGATGACAGATGATGTCAGCATCGGTGCGATTGTACTGCTCGATGCAGAAACTGTTTGTCACAGTGTTGGTATTGAGTGAATACATACCACGCATCTTGCCACTTGTATGCTTTGTGATATGTAAACTCATTCGTCCTCCTTCTCAACACACACCACACACATAATATGCTTAAGAGAGTCACTACATATGTAAGCCATGTCTCGCGCCTCTCTCTCTGAATCATACTCGTAGATATTGCCACCACTGTCGCGCTGATACCTGTCAGTGCCTTTGTGCTTTTCCCAAATAAGTCTCCAGACTTTCACTCGTCTTCCTCCCGCTTTATGAATACAATGTCATCGAACATATTGAGGAACAGGTACAACGCGCTCCCGATCAACAACCACCAACCGAAAACTACAAACCAAAACATATACGACATGATAATCTCCAACTTATAATATGATAAGATGGGGCCGTTGCCGACCCCGTTAGATTACTCACCCAACTCGCAAAGCGCGCAGTCACAATCGTACTCAGTGATGCGGACGCCATGCTTACAATAGTCAGGCCAACCAGCGTGATGCTTTGTCTGACACTGATCACAGACCAGAGTGTCACCGTGAATAGAAGTCGAGCCACATCTCATATCAATAGTGCGCGGCATGAACTCTCCCTCGCGGTAGTAGGTCTGCGATACCTTGTTCTCGCATCTCATACCCAACCCTTACCTATCTGGTACAGGCTGTAACCTGACGTTGACTCTCGCTCAGTGCCGTGATCGACACCAGCCTGTGCCAGCCTTGACTTGAGTATCTCAACCTCTTTGCGCCTACGTTCGTCTCCGTACAAGGCATCTATGCAGTTGTTTTTCAACAAGTTATCCAGCGCCTTCTGTCTGCGCTTGTTTCGGTTCTTTTTTCTCCATGCTCTAGCCATGATAGTCTCCATCTTGTAATATGATAAGATAAAAAAAGGGGCCGCGAACGACCCCAAGCGTTGGTCAT